TGTTGCTAGAGCATCTAGCAAAAGAGTTTGCAAAATTACAGGTAATAATAGAAACAGGAAAGGCTCCATACGACCAACAGCAAGCACTCACTCTAGACTTCTTCAAACAACGAATCGAAAATTTGGAGCGTCATGTTGAAGCCTTAAAGGATAAAACAAGTGAGATAAAAGCCTCGAACGGAAACGGAGCGCATGAATGAAAATAACAATGATGATTCTTATCTTGTATCTTAATGGTTCTATTATAGAGTTTATGGGTCATCACGAAACTGATGATGGGTGGGAACGTATGGGAATGAGTGGTTGCTTGCAGGTAAAGCGCACACTAAAGCGTAATGGTTGGAAAGATAGCGCGGAAGGTAAGACAAGGTACGCTTGTGAGAATAGGACAGTAGAACTTAAAACTAATTGGGAAGGTAACGAGATAGTAGCCTCTATAATTAAATGAACCACTTAAAGGAAAATAATGAAACGTATTTACGACACTTACGAAAAGCAATGTATATTAGTGTTTGTATGTTGGGTGGTTGCTGTACCGCTTTTATTCATGCTATTGTTCCCGTGATACTCACAAAGACAACTAGCAAAATACTTAGTCATGTTAAAGATGTAATCAACAATAGGAGATGTATATGTGGGAAAAGTTCAAAGAGTTAAACCCGAAAGTAAAGTGGGCAGTAGTGGTAGCGGTAGTAGTTATCGTAGCCGTTGCCTCAATTTGGGGATCGCCCTCGCCACAGGCGCCTGTCTTGTAGGATGCGGAACAATAAAGAAAGCGGGAATAGTAGCAACGGGAGCGGCGGTAGGTGCGACTGCGGGGACTGTATTCAGTGGGGGTGCGATTGCACCGATAGCGGGAGCCATGACAACTGCCTTTGTGACCGATGTGGTGACAGCGGGGATGAGCACGTCCCGCACCACTATGACTGACGGTTCTTGCGCCCCAGATAACTTCTGGAGTTTACTTGGGTCAATGGCTGAGATGGGAGGTTGGCTGCTTATTCTCGTAGTAGTTATACCAATGATACTTGGGTGGTTCTTACCAGGCCCTGTTAAGATGAAAGGTAGGGAGCCTAAACACCCAAACCCGCTTATGCGATGAAAGGTTACATAAAAGATTGCTTAAAGTCATTGAGCGTTGTTGCGCTTTATGTCTTTGTTGTTCTTTTAATAATGTATACCGCAGTATCAAGTGCTGATTTTAAATCTACATTTCTTATAGACACAGAAAGATTATCTACATTATCTTATCTATCTAACGACAGATCAGATGCTTGGAGATCGGATGTAAGAGGGGCTATATCTAACGACACCCATGCAGACATTCTAGCCAGAAATACAGATAAGGTCTGGGGAATTGTAGATGGAGTTGGAAGTAATTGGAGGGCTAGGCTACAGGGGTTAGGGAAAAAACCCGTGATATGGCTTATAAGCGATGACAGCCCGGAACTATATGCAAGAGGATTAAACGACCAGATTGAGTATCAGGGTAAAGTTGTTTCTGAAGTGGATGACCTTGTTAGCCATTACGTTGTGTGCCTTGAGTGTGATGAGTATTATAGCCATTCTGAAGTTTCTACTCTAATAAGGGAACTCAGAAAGAAAACAGACAAGCCTATAGGGGTGCATATGACTCCGGGAGTACAGGCGGAGTACATTGCAGATGCAGATATAATATACCTTCAGACAGGATTTTCTATTAGTGAACAACAGTTCAGGCGACAAATTGAAAACGCGCTTTCCTTTGGAAAACCAGTTGTCGTATCTGAGTACCACCTTAACGGAACGAGTCCAGAGGCAAAAAAACTTGGAGACATTGCTTGTTCGTATGCGGGAGTTGTTGGAACAGGAAATGGAAGGGGGGGATCATCTTGTCAGTCCCTAGAGTGGAGAAAGAAAAAGAAAGAGTGGTATCAGGAATACGAAAAGGAGCTAGTCGTGTCTGGCATCGCAGTTGCAACCCTCTTCGTGATGTTAAACCAAGAACCAACGGTAAGGTTCCACATAAGTGATAACGGATATGAGTTAGGATTGCAGTCTGACGGCTATAACCTAAGATACTCAGAAGATAAGATAACGGCTACATATAGGATTAAATTCTAATGGCAACAATTACATTAAGGGAAACAAAAGGTAGCCCATTAACTTTCACAGAGATGGATGGCAATCTTACCAATCTTAACAACGATAAACTAGAAGTTATTGACAATCTTAATGTTGCCAGCGCTATGGATGTTGCCACTGATTACATTGCAATGTATGATACAAGTGCCGGTGAAAATCGTAAAATCCTTGCAGGATCAACAACGTTTGCAAATAGAACTTTAATTATAAAAGTTATAGCAGATACATTGCCTACTTATGTTGGGGATGGAATTGCTCGCATTGTTCTTCCATCTAATTTTAATGGATTAAAACTTAGAGACATTGGTGGGCACGTTTATACTCCGGGAGTTGGCTCTACAACTAATGTACAGATACATAATCAAACCAAAGGTGTTGATATGCTAAGTACATTACTCACTATAGATGCGGGAGAAAATGATTCTAGCACCGCCGCTACACCCGCCGTCATTAACGGTTCTGCTAATACAGTAAATACTGCAAATGTTATTAGGTTTGATATAGATCAGATTGGATCAACAACCGCGGCAAAGGGGCTAGAACTAAGACTTGGATTTGGGATTTGAACGGATTTAAAGGTTATCCTCCTGAAGTACAAGTGCTTGCACCTGTACCAGATATATTTGTTTCTGTAAATGCAGACCAAGAAGAGATTAGAGATAACATTAGAAAAAATATTTCTTTAGGATTGCGGCAAGTAACGCCTCATGAAACTCAATGGGATCGTAAAGTATGCTTGGTGACAGGCGGACCATCATTAAAAGATACTTTTCATATTGTAGAGAAAAGAAAAAAAGAAGGGGTTCCTGTTATTGCGGTAAATGGAACTTACAAGTATTGCATCGAAAGAGGTGTTGATCCTTCTGCGTTTGTAATGCTGGATAGTAGAGAGTTTAATCATAGGTTTGTTGATCCAGTTAAGGATGATTGTAAATATCTTATGGCGTCTCAATGCCATCCTGAAGTTCTTAAAAAGCTAGAAGGAAAAAATGTTTGGCTTTGGCATTGCGATACGCAAGAAGAAAATATTGATCTTCTTCGTGATCAGTATGGTAAAGAGTACATAGATTTTTTCCCTATTATAGGAGGGTCAACCGTGACCCTGCGAGCGCTGCACTTGCTTAGAATACTAGGGTTTCATAAGTTTGAAATTTTTGGTTTTGATAGTTGCATTATGGATCATCATCACGCTTATGAGCAGCCAGAAAATGACAAAGAACAAGAGATAGATTTGGTTGTAGGTGGGAAACAATTTGTATGTACTGTAGCCCATTATCATCAAGCAAAAGAGTTTATTCAGTTAGTTGGCGCTACTGGATCAAACTATGACCTTATAGTTCATGGTGATGGACTTATATCACACATTATTAAAAATCCGGAATCGTTAAAGGAGGCGGCTTAAATGGCGGCTACAGCATGGAGTTTTTACAATAGTTTCAGAGAGTATCTAGGCAACGCTCAGTTCGACCTAGATGGAACTGGAACTGGTTTTTATATGGCTCTTCATACAAGCGCGGCTAGTGCTAATGTTAATAACGTAGCATTATCCACACAAGCCTCTCTTGCAAATGAAGTAGCTAATGGTAATGGTTATGCAACTGGCGGAAAGTCAGTTACTGCTCGTACCTGGGCATCTGCAGCTACAAATAAATACAGGTTTGATTCTACCGCCTGTGTGTGGACTGCTACTGGCGGGGATGTAAGCAATGTAAAGTATGCTGTTATCTATCAGGCAGGAGGTAAACTTGTTTGTTGGTCACGATTGACTACCAGCCAATTTACCTTGGCGCAAAATAATACACTAACAGTAACGCCTAGCGCTACTGGAATCTTTGAGCTTACGTAGGAGGGTTTATGGCATTAGAAACCGCATCATGGGTAACGCAGCTTGTAAACACAAATCCCACAACTTCAGACCCCGTAGCGCAGGGAGACGATCATCTTAGAATGTTGAAAACAGTTTTAAAAAATAGTTTTCCTTCTTCATCAACTACCGCAATTGTTCCTAACGTTTCAGGGCAATCGGGTAAATATTTAACCAACGATGGCACTGATACTTCTTGGGGAACCGTTAGCGCGGCAAGCCCTGGTTTTGCAGTTGCCATGGCTATTGCTTTATAGGGGATTATAATGGCACAGGATTTTGAACGAGCATGTGCGTCAGCAGTGGGTACATCCGAAACAGATTTAGTGACAAGCAATTCTGACGATGCTCTCATCGGAATTCGTGTAACTAATATTTTGACTGCCGCTGTTACATGCGATTGCTACATTGACAAAACAGGGTCAGGAACAGACTATCATATCTGTAAAAATTTGACTATTCCGCCAAGTTCTTCAGTAGAACTTATTCAGGGTGGTGCAAAGATTGTTATACAGACTACGGATGTTCTTAAAATTAAATCAAATACAGGCTCATCTCTCGATGTATGGGTTTCGTATGTAGATAGCATTTCTACGTAGGAGGAATCATGGCTGAAGTAGTTAATGGAAACCAGTACATAGGACAAGAAGCCGCAAAGGATGGGTTCTTTATTCATCAGGCTACTGTTGATGGAGATCACACCATTGAATCAGCCGTGCTTGCGGGGCCAGTTACTCTGACAGGAACCGTCACTGTAACTGGTACATTGGTGGTTGTATGAGTACCATAAATGTAAATACTCTTTCGCCGGAATCTGGCAATCAAACCGTTATTGAAGCATATGGTGAAGAAGTAAATGTCATTGGTGCTACAGGTGGAGGATCACAGGCTATTAACCTTGCTAGTGGAAATGTAGTCACCGCAACTGTCAATACTTCAGCCAATACCTTCACATTTACTAATCCACCCGCCTCTGGCAAGTGTGGATCGTTTACTCTGATCCTGACTAACGGTGGGTCACAGACTGTGAACTGGCCCGGAGCAGTAGATTGGGCGGGAGGTTCTGCGCCAACTCTTACTACAGCAGGAATTGATGTGCTTACGTTTACCACTGTTGACGGTGGAACGATCTGGTACGGATTCCTCGCTGGCGCGGATATGAAGTAGATGCCATTAGGTGCAAACAAAGTAGCCCTGTACGGAGCAAGTGCGGATAC